TTGTTCGAATGCTAATTGTTCCCTGAGCATTCTGTTTTCTCTCTCAAGCTCCTCAATTGTTTTGAGGTATTGTTTCTCCTTACTGTCCATCGTCTACAACTGTTACAAGGTATGGTTTATTTTTTTCGTCTTGTTTGATTGTACCTGAGCTTACTAAGGCCTGAGTGGCTTCCGGATCCTTTTGAGACATTAAAAGGATTGTCTGCTCCATGTAGATTACTTTCATAGTTGCTTCAATAGTAGTATTTGAAATTCGTGTAGTCTTATTGTTATATCGTCTATACGCTGTTCCAACGCACCAATGTACTCCTTCTGAGCAGTAATTATTCTATTGTTAGTCTCATTGATTGACTTCAACAGATCAACCTGATCTTGATAGTTTGCAATCATTTCATTCTTTAATTCATCTACTTGTTTTCTTGCACTCATAACTTATTCTTTTTTATTTTATCTAAGTAGATTAAACAATCATCAACACATTCTTCAATAGTATCAAATCCAAACCATTTACACTCCACCTCTATTCGACCTGTACCTGCTTGAAGATGCTTCCAAGTAATTCTACTATACCACTCTCCATCGCTTCGTCTAATCTCATTCTCAAATGATATACAATGTCCTGAACCAAATGCCTTTGTTAATTTTTCTGATAATACCATAACTGTTATTTGTTTTATATTAGTAAAGATAACGTTTTAATTGCTTGTATGCAACTTTTTTCCATAAAAAAAGGAAGCTAAATGCTTCCTTTTCTTCTATTACCTACTACATAAGCACCTAAGTCTTTCTCGACCCAAAGCTTTTTACCCTGTGAGTACATTACCCTGAGTGTTACTCTGTTGTCCTTGTCATACTCTCTCCATATACCTTGTGGCTTTAGAATGCCATTAACACTTACCATCTCACCTCTTTGGGTGATTGTTCCATTTGACTTCACTGTAACTTCTACTGTGTTGTCATCAATCAATTCATAGCTTGTTTCTTGTGCATACCCTGCAAAAGATAGTAGCAATACTACTGCAAATAAAATGTTTTTCATACTTAATTATTTAAGGGTTACATTAATAAATAGTCTTAAGTTAAACTTTTGTTAAACTTTAGTTAATATAAGATACTACTTTAATACGTAACTAGCAACTATACTATAACAAAAAACCCCTCCGTTGATTGGAGAGGTGTTGTAAATTGCGCGTCGTGACTTGAGAGGGGAGCGCCCTGGCTAAAACCTCACGAACCTTTTTTCCTTCACTCGGTGCTTGTCTGCACTATTGTTGAACCATAGTTCGTAGTCTTGCTGGTTGACTCTATATCCCCAATGTAAAAGAGATTGCTGTATTCTAGGTGAGACATTCCAATCACCTGTTGTATGTATCTTTGCATAGATATTGTTTCTCCACCTTCCATTCACTCCACAGAAGTCTTGCCATCTTGCAATCTGTCTTTCATCATCTGATGATCTCCTTCCTAAGAAGTAGTTGCAGTACCATTGGAACCATCCTCTTGGATCTTGACTTCGCATCCACTTCATGTCCTTCCAGTACTTGTAGTCCTTACCACTTCGTATGGAGTACTTGTTTCTCTTGGCTGAGTATTTGTCTCCTAGGTATAAGCTAGTATCGAGTCCTTTGAATAGACTATCGAATAGATCTTGGTAGTCATCCTCTGATTCATCTATCTTGATTCCAAAGTAACTCCCTCCAAATGCTCCTGATTGGATCATCTCTCTTGGTGTTAGGTTCGGTAGGAATGTTGAAGTGTCCATAATATACTCTTCTATGTAATTTGTATACTAAAATACTGATTTATGTTGTCTACCCAAGGTTGATTTATTACCTCTAATTTTCTACCTAATTCAATCAGTATGTCTGATGAATAGTATCCTGAGGTATTGTCTGCAGGCCAGAAATTATAAAACCCATCTACCTCCATCATAAAGCAACCTAGTAATTTACCACTTGAAGCTGCTCTAACATCCATTGTACCGTTTTCTTCCTTATCTACTCTAAGCATGTCCATACCTTCTAATTTAGACATCTGCTCATCATTTCACTTGTTAATACTCCTGCACTATACATCTCGTACAACTCCATTAAAGAATAATTCTCTGCCATAACTTATTTGTTTTTTAATTTAGTGTTTGTCTTAATTTAACTAACACCTTCTTTAGGTGTTTGGTATTGTCATAGTTATTTACAAAACTACCTACAACCTCACTTGCTGTGAACAATGTCTTAGTAATATACCCATCCATAAACCTAGACCTACATGCTTCTAATATCTCAGGACAAGTACTCTCACTTGTAATCAATCCGCAGATGTAATACCCATCTCTCTTATCTAAAATGATATATGGATGTTGAAATATAGGATGCATATGAATGTCTCCCACCTTACTGAATTTAGGCTTTCTATTTGCTGAAGCTCCTGGTAAGCATCCTACCCAGCTTAGTAATTGTTGCTGAGAGTAGTTACCTGATTTGATCTTCTCCAGTAGTGTGTGCTTATCCATAACCTTTATTTTAAATTGAATCTATTTGCTCTTGTGTTAGACTGTCTCTCCATTCATTGATGTAAGTATCTTCTTCATCAAGTAGTGCTTGTAGTTCCTCTTCTGACATAACCTCTATTTATAATTCCTATACCTAAAGATACAAAAAAAGGCCTACCGAAGCAAGCCTTTTGTCAATTATTTTTACAATATTTTATCGTCTGTTCAACATGATACCTGTACCAGCACCAAAGACGTTGTTGTTACCGTAAGGTGATACTCCTCTTTCAGCCCACTTTCTTTCTGTCTCAGCTCTATATAACTCTAACATCTTAGGTTGAGATAAGATTGCTTTTGTTTTAGCATCATACAAAGCAGCTTCGTAATTACCTTTTGCTAATGCAATTTTCTTTAATGCTGTTTGCTCTGCTTGTAATGTCTGAGATTTGATTGTAGCTGTCTCTTGAATTACTCTGATCTTAGTTTCAATTGCTCTTTTGTATGAAGATGGAATTGACATCTTTAAGATTGCAATGTTGTTTAAGATAAATCCTTCCTTAGCTAATGACTTAGCTAATGTGCTTGTTACATCTCTTTCATATACGTTCCTGTGCTGTAGTAAACTATCAGAAGCAAATCCTACTGCATTGTCTAGTAATTCTTTTCTAACAATATTTCGAACTCTTGTATTGATCAACTCTTCCATATCCACTCTATACTTTGTAAATAAAGTTGGTGCTGCTGATCTTTCCAATTGTAAGTTAATTGCTACGTCTAATCCAAATGTAGCTCCATCTGCTGATGTTACATCAATATGTTCATCTGTTGGACTATCTTCATCAACTGATGCTGTCCATACTTTATGCTGTACCGATGTTGGATACATATATACATCCTGTGTTGGTGGGAAGTAGAAGATGAACCCTGATGCCATCTCAATGTTTGGAATACCTTTGTCGTTTCCAATTTGATCTACCACTAATGCTACTTCACTTGAGTCAGCTGTTGTACATGATGTAACAGACATTGCTACTACTAAACCTAATAATCCTAATACTTTTTTCATTTATAACTGTTTTTATTTATTTAACTTAATATACGAACTTATTTATTCTAATCCTAATTTTTTACGCTTATTTGTTTCGTAACGACTACCTTTAAATAACTCAGCAAACTTTGCATCAATTACCTTTCTTGACTTATACCATCTTGGTACAACACCTACTCCTTCTATAGAGTATGGGTACAATATAAACCATTTATGGTTTTTCTCAATTCTAGGTAGATCGTTAGTTCTGCTATTTTCTATCGATAACTTATCATCCCAATTTTTTTTAATTCTATTGTACTCATCTCCCTTTTTTTCAAACAACTCTAAAATGTCTTTATCTTTAGCAGGTGAACCATAAGTGAATCTTAATATTAGATGACTAACAGCATTTATTACTAAAAATACTACTAATGTTATATAAATTAATACCATTACTCTTTATCTTTATTTTCTAAATAAGCTATATACTCTCTTCCTACCATACCTAACATTACAAATCCATACACAATAGATCCTAAAGTAAATAACAGTAGTACTACTCCTGCATTAAACTCTACAAGATTTGGTGCTGACATCATCCCTAAAGGAAGTGTAATCAATTGCATCATTCCAAATATCCACAGAGCGTATCCTATGGTTTTCCATCCTAACTTTTTCATACTACTTCTTATTTACAGTTGTATTTGATTTGAACAAGATACCAAATAGCACATTCAATCCCAATGCTTGCCAGAATCCAATTGGATGTATTCCATCCACTGCTGGGATTAAATCGTTGTTCCATAGGTACTGTACAGGCCAAGCCATTAGTACCGCTACTGCTAGCAATATCCCAATTGCTGTTACAAAAAATCCTAATTTTTCCATTTTTATACTACTTTTACTAATTTAATATACTGAACGTCTTTTTTACTTAACAACCTACCTATTGCTTGTCCGAACCAATTACCCTTAACTAATGCAACAGCATACTTTGTTTTGATTGTCTCTGCTTGCTCTTCCGTTAAGAACTCCTCTCTAACTAAGGCATCAACTATAGCCTCTTTAGCATTATTGTAGTTCTGTAGATCACCTGATAATTCTAAATCCTGTTCTGAATAACTTGCCATAACCTATTTTTTTGAAATTAATTGAGCAATTGCCTTTGCTTTCTCCAACTTAGTCATACCTGATTGTTCAATGATAGTTAGAGTCTGGTATGCTTTGAACTCATTCTCACTAAATTCATCTGATTGAATCTCATCTAAGAACTCAAGTTTCATTCTAGTTTCTTGAATAAATGCCTTAGTTGCTTGGATCTTATCCTCTGCCTTCTCGATTTGTTCCAAGAACTTATCTCTGTTTGTCTTAGCAGTTCCTTTATCTAAACTACCTGATGCAATTCGAATCTTTCCGTGACCTGATACTGTAACTATGTAGTACTTTTCGTAACCTTTTCCTTCAATTTTAACCTCAGTACCTGGAACTAGTCCGTAGTTCTTCCTATCGTACGCGCTTACTTTGTCATTGATAATTGCAATGTCTCCGTCTTCAAATTTTCTTAATGCCATAACTTATTTGTTTTTTAATTATACCTAAATATAAGAACTATATTCCTTCTAGGCAACTATTTTATTAATTATTTTAATAATCTAGTCTCTCGTCTATTTGCTCTATACAATCCTCTATACTACTTCCAAACCCCATAGGCGTATCACAATCATCAGTACAGTAAAACTTTAGCTTGGTATAGGGATGAGCTACGTAGTAGTTCTCGTTCTCCTCTATTAAGTAGTTCTTATACTGCATTATAGTTCTCCCTCCTTTGTTCCAGTAAGTGAGTCTGCCTCTACATACTTTGCTGTTACTTGTTCAGCCAACACTTCTCTTAACTTTAGTATATTGCCTGAGCCTACTTCGTTGATTGCTTTGATTGGATCCTTGAATAACTTAGGATGTGTTTTTCCGTTCTTCAATATTACTTGAAAATAATTCTTGCTTTTCATTTTAACTTATGTATATAATTTGACCATGCTCATTCTCTATCTTCCGTACTTCGAACTTCTTGTCCAGTCGATCTAATATATCAGCTGAATTGAACTGAAAGTACATATTGAATGCTTGAATGAATGTTTGAGGAGGTACAGGACTACCCTGTACGTTCTCCACATAGTAACCGTAGAACCAATTAAGGTCCCACTGGTTACTTTTTCTCATCTGGATGTATTGATTCCTATCTGCCATACTAGTTAACTAAGGCTGTTGCTAATTTAAACAAGTCCTGATTAACTTGAATGTCTCTTTCGAAGCTCTTGATCTTCTTTACCTTACGAACTTTAGCACCTCTTAGGGCTGCTGAGTATCCTCCATTGATGATTGACTCTTGTACTCTATTGAACACTGCCCACAAACTATCCCCTTCATCTTCTTTTCTAGTAGCAGCAAGTACTTGTTCAATACTCATCTCATCAAACTTAGCATCTGGAGTAGTTGCTCTCAATGCCATAGCATCAATTGCTAACTGTCTTTGCTCATCTTGAGTAAGCATTCTAACTTGCATCTTGTTTAGAACCTCTACCTTGTTAGGTAAGTCCTTAACAGCCTGAGCTACCACTCCTTGTAGTTCTTGGAACGTATATCCTTTGTGTCTGATCTTGAATGCTGAGAATTCCTCATCAGCTACTACTAATCCATTTGAACATACCAATCTGTAAATACCAACTCTAAATTGAAATGAGTTGAATCCATCATGTGAGTTTGTTAATATGATTCTTGGGAAAGCATCATCACCATTCTTACCTTTGATCATAAGCTCTGGGTTCTGAAATGATACCATGTGTTTAGATCTAATTGAAGTAGATCCATCTTGCTTCACCTTAGTCTTTCTTTGCATTGCAGTTACTGGTAACCATCCTAACTTAGCTAAGTCATCGATGATAGTCTCAGTGTTTACGTGTAAGTACTTACCACTTACGTTCTTGTTTGTAGGTTCAGTAGCGAATACAATTGGAGCTACTTGTTTAATTTGTTCTTTAGTAAGGTAAGAATCTAAACCTGTTGTGAATGTACTTAGCATAACCGTTTGTTTTAATTGATTTATATACCTAAAGATACTCTAAAAGTACATACGAGGCAACACTTTTTTAATTTATTTTAAATTATTTTTAGTGCCTTTGCTCTTGCATAACTCACTTCCTTACCTGTTGCAGGATTTAAGAATAATTGCTTAGTTTTCGGAAGATTAGTACGATATTTTTCTTGTTTAGCGAATTCTTCTAGGTATCCTTTGGGATATTCTAATTCTGATTTCTCTATACCTGATACGATACTAGACCCTCTATAGGTGTATGTAACCTTAATTCCTGTTGCCTCACAAGTGTAGCTTGCAACCAATTTGTCTTTTACCATGCCTTTACGTCTTTAAGTAGTAAATAAGTATCTAACGCATCATCACCCATCTCCCACTCTTCGTAGTGCTTAAGGCAATTCTCCAATGCTGTTACCCATTGTTTCTTAGGTAGAGAGATCTCAAATACTGTATCACTCTCATCGAAACATATTTCAAATAGATCAGCTGTCTTCTTTTGAAATTGCATTGCTTCTCTAATTGCATCTACGATTACTCCTGTTAGCTCAGGACTCTTACCCCTAAAGTACTTTTGAAACTCGTCTGGGCTGCTAAACTGTAACTTCTTCATATACGATTGCTATTTGATAATGATTTTTGAACTACTGGTATGTTTGCATTGGTGGTAATAGTCTCACTATCCATTCTGATTACCTCTACGTTACTCTGTAATATATACACAGGTCCGTTGTATTCATAAGTAGTGAACTTGATATCCTCAAAGGTATCCTGTATTCCTGGTTGCTTAACTGGCTCAGAGATTCTTCTGTTACCATCAAACGATCTGAACTCTCTAGCTGTAGTACGATACCAGTTACCTTTTATCTGTACTTCACAAACTCCTGCAGTATTAAAATCGTAAATCAGCTTTGCTGTGTTGCCTGTCTTTTCGCTCATGTAATTTTATTATAGGTAACTATAAGAAGAAATACAGTACAAAGCAACTTTTTACTTAGATTTATTTACCCTCCTAGCCTCTATACTAGCTTTAAACTTAGCTCTAGTTTCAGCACTCCAGCACTTACCTTTTCTGCTAGGTGGTGTGTTGCCATTACGTATATTATTTGCTGAGATTTTATCTCTTACCTCTTGTGGTCGATTCCTAGCAAACATTGACATGCGTTGTTTTGTTTCTTCCGATTTAGGTATTCCTAACTTAACCTTAGACAGTAGCTGTCTCGTTTCTTTTGAAAACTCAGCAACTTTCTCATCTACCTCTATCAACCTACAATTGAGTCCATTAGGACCTATTACATCGAAGTGCTCTTGCCAATACCTCTCTCGAGTACTAAGGAGGCACTTCTCACACGTCTCCAGTATTTGAAATATATGGGTTAGGTACCCATGCTGCTGTAGTGATCTATACAGTCTTGTTTGCTGCTTACATTGCAGCCTCCTATACGTTTGAAATCTCTTCTCTATGTTAGTGCTCTGACCTACATATACCTTACCAGTCGGACTTGTTATTTTATATATACCAACCATATTAAATAAAAAAAGGAGAAATTAGAAATAGCTACCTCGTACGCAGCGTCAATCTAAAGTCTCCATAGTGTTTTTACAGGTAGTACGAGTACCTTCTTATTTAATATAAATAGCAACTTATTTCTTAAATAATTTAAAAAAATCTGTGCTTATTTCTTTCTCTCGTAGCCTCTCATTAGTCTCCTGCTGCTTAAGTAGCTGCTTGGTAACAATCTGCTGACGTGTAGGTTTACTCTTCTTCTTTGCCATTGCCTTGATAGTTTTCTGAGATATAGTTAGTTCCATCTGTAGGATCGAACTCCTCTGCCCAAAGTCCTATTGACTGTAGGTGTTCTCTCATTGCATCATCTACTTCCCATTCTACTTCTCCTCCATGCTTCTCTATGTAGTCCTCCATCTTGATTACTTGCTTCTCAGTAATAGGTGACACTGCATATAAGTATGAGCAGTTGTAACACATAAGCTCGATGTTGTCAAGCTCATAGTTCTTCTTGTTCCTATCTTTGAATTGTAGGATCAGTGGGATCTTTTGGTCTGTAAGTCTTGCTTCGTGAAATCCACATCTGTTGCATTCCTCCTTCAAGTATCCTTCGAACACTAGCCTTTGTTTAATCTTGGCTGGTTCAAAGCTCTCAATAGATAGAGTACCTGCTAGCAAGTCCTTAAGTGGTGCCTTGCGTCCTTTGTTAGATAAGAATTTTGGGATCCCCTTACCTGATGCATTCTTGTGTTGTTCGTATAGAGTTATACCTGTAGTCTCATCCACATACGTTCTAGCGAACTTCTTGTAGTGATTAAGTGAGCACCTAAGGAACCTAGCAGCACCTCGATTACTCTTAGTGTTAGCCATAGCCCTTAGGCAATCGTCTTTTGATAAAAATTTAGC